TTAGCATTCTGGCGGTTATTCCGTCAGGTTACACGGTGGGAAGCGTGTCGAATCCTGTCCCAATGTCGATCGGAGCTTCAGAGATTCTGATGTCCGAGATCGAACTCTCAACCCAATACACTCAAACCAACTAGGAGTAATTATGCCAACGACCGTCATCACCGGACGCGATCTAGTATTGACGATCGCTACCGTAAATTACGACGCACAAGTAACAACAGTCTCTCTCGAAGGCGACCATGTAATCGAGACTTATCAGACACTCGATGGTCGCGCTTACAAAGCCATCGATGATTCATGGACTCTCAATGTGGAAATGCTTGCAGACTGGGGCGCAGCCGGTTCACTTTGCGAATCACTTTGGACAGCTACAGAAACAGCACCGAACACAACTTTGGCTGCATCACTCACAGCTGCAACTGGCGCTGTATTTGCTTGCAACATTTTGCCAACATTCCCAAATGTCGGCGGTTCAGCACCAGACGCACAGACTGTCTCGCTATCATTTCAAGTAGTGGGAACACCAACCGAAACATTCAGCTAAGAGATAGGAAATCGGGAGCATGAAAACAGGGATCACAATTACATATTTCTCAGGGGACTCGGAGTCGTTCATCGCATCGACACCAGAATTCGTAAAGTGGGAACGAAAGACAGGCTTAAAGGTTACACAGCTCGGCGAAAATGTCGGACTCGATGATCTTCTCTTCTTGGCATATAACGCGAAGAAGCGAGAGCTTGGCGGACAACCCATTAAGCCATACGAAATCTGGTGCGATACGGTGGACGACATTCGATCCGAGGAAACCGAAAGCCCAAAAGCTACGCCGCCGGAAGCCTAAATCGAATCTTGGTTGAACTCGCAATCGCGACAGGGATACCAATGAAAGATTGGGAAACGGCGGAGCAGATTTACACCGCAATCGAGATATTGGAGAAACGGAATGGCAAGTAAAGCCAAACAGGGGCGGTTCGAAATAACCGTTGAACCTGTCGAATTCCGAAATCTAATTCGATTACTTAATTCGTTAGACAAAGACACACAAGACGAAATCAGATCGAACGCTTTGCCTTTATCAAAGCGGCTTGCTGGTCAGCTCTTCATGTTTAGCCAATCAGCGCCATCGCCACAGGCAAAGCTTGTAGCGCAATCGATTGTGGCAAAGCGCGATCGACTAATCCGCGTCGATGTCGGTGGTACAAAGAAGGTCGGTCGCAAATACGGCGGTGAGCAATCTAAGTCCGGTAAAGGTGCAAAGGTTCGCCAGCAATCTGCTCCAGCGGGTGCTTTGCTTTGGGGATCTGAATTCGGATCTCACAAAGGTGTGGACAGTCTTGGTCGCGCATACACAAATCGATTCAAAGCCGCCTATAACAAGCGAGGCTATTGGATGACTCCAGCTGTCGATTATTACACGCCGATCGTTGCGCGTGAATATGCTCAAATGGTTCAAGATGTTGTGAAGAAATTGAGGCTTGACTAATGGCTGGCATTCCAAAAGTAAAGATTACCTTTGACGCGGATTTTGACGAATTAAAGCGTGGAGTCAAAGGCGCTGAAAATGAAGTCAAAGGTTTTGGCGACAAGATGGGCAAGTTCGGAAAGATTGCCGGTACAGCCTTTGCGGTAGCTGGAGCAGCTGCAATCGGGTATGGCGCAATCCTTCTCAAAGATGGCGTTGAGTCAGCTCTAGCGGATGAAGTTGCGCAAAATAAACTAGCGACTTCTTTGGAAAATGTTACTGGCGCAACGGATCTTCAAATCAAAGCAATTGAAGATCAAATCCTAAAAACATCTTTACTCTTTGGCGTAACAGATGACGATCTTCGTCCATCGCTGGATCGACTAGTCAGATCGACGAAAGATGTTAAAGAGGCTCAGGATCTTCAAAACTTAGCTTTAGATATTGCGGCGGGAACTGGCAAGGATCTCAAGACAGTAAGCGAAGCCTTAGCCAAAGCCCATGACGGCAATTTTACCGCATTAAATAAACTTGGCGGCGGCATAGATGAAAGCATTATCAAGTCAAAAGATTTTGACGCTGCCACGGCTTCACTAGCAGACACCTTTGAAGGTCAAGCATCAAAGAAGGCTGAGACATTTCAAGGAAAATTAGATCGCCTTAAGATTGCTTTTGATGAAGGCAAGGAAACAATTGGAGCATTTGTACTTGATGCAATTACACCGTTGGTCGATATAATTGTAAATAAAGTCGTTCCATTTGTGCAAAAGTTCATTGATTCTATTGGCGGAAAAGAAGGATTGACTTCTTCATTTTCAGAGTACATAGAAATGGCTAAAGCTTTATTTATTCCAATTCTGGAAGGTCTTCAAGCTGCATTTGAAACTATTAAAAAAGCAGTCATGGACAATAAAGATGAATTCATTACTTTGTTCAAATTCTTGAAAGACTATGTTGCTCCGTTTATGGGCAAAGTGTTCAAGATTGCAATTGAAGGAATTGGAATAGCAATAGGAGTCGTGATTGATCTTGTTGCTGGTTTAATCAGAGGATTTGAAAAACTCTTCGACATAATTGGAAGTGTTGTTGGAGCAATCAAAAAAATGATTGATCTTGTTAGAAATAATCCGATCGTCTCTGGAATCAGCGGAGCAATCAGTTCAGCATTTGGTGGCTTCCGTGCAGCTGGTGGACCGGTATCGGCTGGCAAATCTTATGTTGTAGGCGAGCAAGGCGCTGAAATGTTCGTCCCTAGCTCGAACGGCACAATCGTCCCAAATGGCGGAATGGGTAGCACTTTCAACATTACTGTGAACGGTGCGATTGATGCCGAAGGTACAGCCCGAACAATCGTGGATGTACTTAACCGGTCAAATGCCCGCGGCACACTTGGGGCGAATAGGTTCGCTTTCGCATGAGCCTATGGACTCCAACATGGAGCATCGAAATCGATGGCGTGGAGTACAAAGATGTGGCTCTAGCAAATCTCAATATTGGCTCGGGTCGTAACGATATTTACACGCAAGCCATCGCTGGTTATTGCAATTTGACTTTGATTAATCTTGACGACTCTGGGATCAGTCCGACAATTAATTCGGGCGTAACGGTATTTGTAAATGATTCCAACGGTGATCAAGTAGCTCTTTTCGGCGGTTCAATCACAGACATCATCGTGGGCGTTCAATCTGGCGGTTCGATAGGAATTACCCAAACGATCTCAATCACGGCTCTAGGGGCGCTCTCAAGGCTTCCAAAGGTACTTACCGAAGGAGTCTTGGCGAAGAAATTAGACGGCGAACAGATTTACGATATATTACAAGGCATTTTGTACGGCGCTTGGAATGAAGTACCAGCGGCATTGACTTGGGCTGCTTACAACCCGACGACAACTTGGGCAAATGCCGAGAATTCTGGGCTTGGCGAAATTGATACCGGTAACTATGAGCTTACGGCGCGATCTGCTTTGATCACAGATGCTTACTCTTTGGTCGCGGCTTTAGCGACTTCGGGACTTGGCTACCTGTATGAGAATGCCGCTGGTCAAATTAGCTATGCGGACAGCACACATCGCAGCTCTTACCTTGCCACAAATGGCTATGTGGATTTGAGTGCCAATGATGCTTTTGCTACTGGACTCCAACTAGCTACTCGCTCGGGCGATGTTCGCAACTCAATCACCATCCAGTACAAGAACGGTCAGCAAGTCTCCGATTTTGAACAAGCTTCCATCGATGTCTATGGAACTTTAGCCCAATCCATTCAGACGACTCTTGAACTCCAAGCTGACGCTGAAGATCAAGCGGCTTTCTATCTTGGATTAAGAGCCTATCCAAGAGCCAATTTCAATCAAATCTCCTATCCAATCGGATCGCCAGAGTTAGACGATTCTGACCGAGACAATCTGCTAAATGTCTTTATGGGCATGCCGGTAACAATCAACGATTTGCCAAACAACATGAACACCAAATTTCAAGGCTTTGTCGAAGGCTGGCAGATTCAAGCTGGAGTCAATTCTTTAACTCTGTCCATGTATCTAAGTCCCACCGAATTTTCTATTCAGGCTATGAAGTGGAACGATGTGAGTGGCGCGGAGACTTGGAACACACTATCAAATACACTTATCTGGGACGACGCTTTCGTCGTAGCCTAAAGGAGAAAACATGGCAACAACTACGCCCAATTATGGCTGGACAGTCCCAACATCGACTGATCTAGTTAAAGACGGAGCAACAGCAATCGAGACGCTTGGCGATTCTGTCGATGCAACCGTCAAAGCATTAAATCCTGAAACAACTCTTGCTGATATTTCTTACAGATCATCCACAGCAAATACAAATACGCGTTTAGCAATTGGTTCAAGTGGTCAAGTCCTCACCGTTGCTGGTGGAGTACCCGCTTGGGTTACACCTGCTGGCGGCGGAAAAGTTTTACAGGTAGTTAGCGCAACCACTTCAACTCCAGTATCAAACAGCACAGTAACACCAGCCGATACAGGATTAACTGCAACTATTACACCTACTTCAGCTTCTAGTAAAATCCTAGTAATGATTAGCCAGCCAATAAATGCGACTAGAAGTTCAGATCAGGCTGGCGGCGGTTGGTCATTGTTAAGAGGATCAAGTGTTGTTTACGACATGACTGGCTCAATCGGTATTGGCACTTTATACATGAGAAGTATTGGCAGCAATACAAGTACTGAGTATTACGGTGTACTCTCTATGGTTTACCTAGACTCTCCAGCCACAACTTCAGCAACAACTTACAAAACTCAGCAAAGGGTCTATCAAGCGGTAAGTAGCGCAAATACAACTTCTCAAAGTGATGGTGCAACAAGCTCGATCGTTCTCATGGAAATAGGTGCATAATGACTCACAAAGAAATGATTGCTGCAATCCAATTTATCCGACCAAATGCACAATTTATATTGAACGGCGATGAATTAGAATGGTTAGATGAAACTCAAACTAAGCCTACACAAGCGGAAATTACTAAAGGATGGGCAGATTATCAAAAGTCAGTTGAAGCAGCTTCCGAAGCAAACTCCGCAGCCAAAGAAGCACTATTAGAACGCTTAGGGATTACAGCCGAAGAAGCGGCGCTTTTACTTTCATGAGCTATCCAAAAGGTACAGCCGCACAAGCTCTTGAGATTGCAAAAGCCGAAATTGGCACAATCGAAGAAGGCAACAACCTGACCAAATACGGTGCATTCACAAAAGCCAATGGCTTGCCGTGGTGCGGATCATTCTGCAACTGGGTGCTGGCACAAGCTGGAGTCAAGGTTCACTCGCTTGTATCAACGGCAGTCGGAGCGCATAAATTCAAAGAGATTTCTCGGTGGCATGAGATACCAGCAATCGGCGATCTAGCATTTATGGACTTCCCACACGACGGAGTCGATCGCATATCTCATATTGGAATTGTCGCTGGCATCGATGGCAAGACGATCACAACTATCGAAGGCAATACATCCGGCAGCGGCGATCAGCGCAACGGTGGCATGGTCATGGTTAAGAGCCGAACAATTGGCAAAGAAGTGGTCGGCTTCGGTCGTCCCAAATATGTGCCATACAAAGGCGAATATCCAACTGTGATTGCCGATGTGCCGAAGAAATCCATTCTCAAGAAGGAGAAGAAGAAATGAAAGAAATCAAAGGACTTGCAGCTTCATGGGCGCGCTCATTTATGGCAGCTGGTATCGCTGTGTACATGGCTGGAATTACAGATCCAAAGGCGATTGCTGGCGCGGGACTCGCTGCGATTCTCCCAGTTGTGCTTCGTTATCTAAATCCCAACGACGCATCTTTCGGGTTAAAGGGGAAGTGATCCGGAAGCTACTTCAGACAGCTCTGGCGATAGCGATATTGCTGGGGCTGTCTGCTTGTAGTTATCAGGGATGGACTCGATATGAATGCCAAGAATTCGAAAACTGGCAAAAGCCTGAATGCAATCCGCCACA